AAATATGCCGGTGAAGATGGAGACGAGGGGGATGATGTATTTCAATACAAATATAGCAAAATAAATATGTCTAGTGCATCTGTATTTCGAAAAGCGATTGAAGGGTTTGACATAAATAATTTGCCAACGGTAGAAGATGGTAAAAATAAAAAAGCAAATGGTAGTTTTGCATCTGCTGATGTTAAAGGTGCTGAAAAAAATGTGGCTTCTAAGAAAAATACGCCATGTCCGACTGATTGTGGACAATATATCGAACTTCAAGGTAAAATAAATACACTTGCTAAAATGGTCGATGAGGTTAAAGACCAGAACGATGGCATAAAACAGGTAAGTGATGGACTACAGGCTGTGGGAAATCAAATCAAAGATCTATCGAAATCACTTTCCCCCGGCGGTCAAGTAAAAATCAAATTGTAGTTTATTTTAATATATGTTATGTATAACTATTTGCGTGCGATTCATAATTCATAATTCATAATTCTCTTAATAATGGCATCCGATAAAGCTGATACATCGTTTTTAGGACCATCATATGATTATTGGAAAAATATAAAACAGCCCGGTCAAATGGGAATGTCTCCTGGGTTCTCATTGCGTGCATTATCCAATAATGTAGACGGTCTTCTTTCATATGTCGAAGTTCTTACAGCAGGTTCGGGAAACGCAAGTCGAACTGGAAAACCTCTTGGCAATAAGTTCTTTTTACAAACAAAAGCTAAATGTAGTGAAACCACTGTTGAAAAGTGGAAAAAAGAAAGGGACGAGGATAAAGCATGGGAAGAACAATACAGTTCGGTTGAGGAAAAACTAGATAAAAAACAAATTAGCGACGACGATGCCACAAAACTAAAAAATGCATTAAACGAGCAAAAGAAACAACAAAACGCAAAACGGGAAGGAGAAAAGAAAATAGTCGATCGGTTTATTTATATTAATAATATACCAGACGGTACAATACCGTTCATAGCTAGTGGTGCAGATGGGTCGACATTTCAAGATCTAAAAGGGTTGATTCCTGGTGCGATGGGTAATTTAGCAGCTTTGAACCCTATGCCATTATTTACTGCATTTACTGCTGGAACGTATCCTGATTGTGCTAAAATCACATTAGAAACAGTTAACGTCAATAATATAAAACGAGTCGAAAGTAATCATTTGGCATTAATTGATGTCGTTGAAATGAATCCGTGTATATTTCCAAATAAGACAAACCCTGCCAGTGGATATACTTGTAAAGAATCATTTTCGGCAAATACTGGAATAAATGCAAATCCTCTAAAAGAAAAGACGAGCGGTATATATAATAACACGTCATCTACCATGCTTGTTTCGGAAAACGGCGAAAGTGTTGGCATTTACGAAACCGGTAGTTTAGCTGGATCATCGGGTGTAGCGTATCAAACTACCGAACGTAGTCCATTAAGTTTTAATGTTGGAACAAATAAAACGTCCAGTATGTCTGATTTAGAATTTGCGAAATTCGATGGACCAAATGTTTCGAACCCGCTTTCGTCGGCAAATATTCTTGAAAAACATAAAGCAAGTGTGTCTTCATTTTTTAATGGAGACATTTCTTCAACTAATACACATGATGCCGAAATTACCAGATATGAATCGATTTTAACCAAACTATCTGATTTAATTAATTCATTCGGGGGAAACAGCAATAGTAATAGTAATCACGAAGATCTATCCGATTTAAGTGGCGACATACCATCTCAGATATATTATGCAAGTATTGCGTTTATTATGCTGTATTTTATGTATAAATTACTTTTATTATCTATAAAGTAAAATCGTAATTAACTAATGATAATATGTTTCTATTATCATTAATAATAATATATTTTAATGTGATGTGGTACGGAGTGTCTGGTGGCGATTACGGCGTTTGTGAAGACGATTCGTCTTATTTTTACGCAGATTCTTAACGAAGTGGGTGCGTCCTCCATTGAACATTCCAGAATTTACGCCGGCTACAGGGGGTGCAGCTGATGCCGCAGGTGCAGGTGCAGGTGCAGATGCAGATGCAGATGCCTCTGTCGTAGTAGATGTTTGCGGTAAAGACGCATTCGATACAGGTTGAGGCCCAGATTCAGAATCGGATGAAGACCCGTCAGAATCGGATGAAGACCCGTCAGAGGGTAGATTTGCATTTGCCTCGGGGGCTGTTGCAGCTGGACCGGCTTCTTCGGTGGATACAGACGCACTAGCGGACACATCAGGAGATATAGCTGTAGCCGCAGTATTGGATGCATTAACTGATTCTTCCTTATTTACGGGTATTTCAGACAATTCACCTTCACTACTTACGTCGCTTCCACCATCATCGCCACTTTCACTAGAACCAGACGCATCTGATAGTTCTTCTTCGGGATTTAATTGTTCTTCATCTAGTTGTGATGGATTTGCATTATCGTCTTCTATAGATTCGGTATCATCTAACCCAAGTCCGTCTACTGAAAATCCATTTGTAGCCGCATGTTTCTTTAAATATATTTTATGTTGTCGCAAAGCACCCTCCATTGCAAATACAGACGCAAATATTTTCGAAAATTCACTATTATCTTTTTTTGTTGTGGTTTCAGAAGATCTAGCTTCTAGTTCTTTATTTTTCAGTTTCATCGCTTTGCATTTTTCACGTAATTTTTTTATTTTTGTAACAAATAATTCTACATCATCACCATCACTATCATCACTATCATCACTATCATCACTGATTTTATCATCTTCGCTTCCGCTTGATTCACCAGTTTCATCTGGAGCAGATGGTCCAGGTGAAGGACGCTCTTCCTTGGGATCAGATAAATCTTCATCACTAGATTTTATCTTATCTTTATCAGGATTATCATCACTAGAAGGCAATATCACTGATTTTATCTTTTCGACAATCTTAGTAACAAATCCAGGTTCCTCCTTTTTATCTACCGTACCTGAATTCTCAATAACCTGTGTGGTAACGACAGGTTCTTCTTTTGTTACAGTTGGTTTTTCATTCGCATCGACATTCGCATCGACAACTGGTGGATTCTCTTGCGGTTCTTGACCATTCTCTACAGGAGCTTGAGTAGAACCGGGTTCAGGAGCTGGAGTAGAACTAGGTGCTGGAGTAGAACTAGGTGCTGGAGTAGAACTAGACTCTGATGATGCTTGATTATCTGCTCCGGTCAGAGTCGCACCTGCAACCTGTAATGCAGGCTTTTCCGGTTCAGACGAAAATAAATTTCCTAGACTAAACCCACCCTTTTGTGATTTTACACCTTTCCCGCCATTTTTTTGTAAGTGATTTGCGTATTGTTGGGTTATACCTGATATACTCATAACACTAATTCCGTCGAAATAATTATTATATTATTATAATATAGTGATTTTATATTATCTATAATAATAATATAAAATGTTCGTTCTCCTAAAACATGAAGTTGACAGGTTGATCTTACAAACGAACCCGCTTGTGGAGTTCAAGAGCAACTAAACCACCGGCAATCTGTGCCAAAATGTACGGCACTACATCGGACATAGGGATCTTGCCTGCAGCGGCCATCATAACTGTAACAGCAGAGTTGAAGTGACCACCGGAAATATGGCCGCCCAGCATAATCGCAATGGCTAAAGCAGCACCAATTGCAATGGCATTACCTGTGGCAATAATGACATACAGGAAAAACACACTTCCGAGAAACTCGACGAGATACTTGTTCAACATTTTTGTTATATAATAATTTAATAAAAAAAATATGCTAAATACATAGATGTGTATAACGATACACATATATTATATTCATTTCCCCGAATGAAATGAAGTATTTGCCCCTTTCTTTGCGGGAGCAATGCACCCTCCTGACCTACAACGTCGAATCGCCTCCTTTTGAACTTGAATATCAGGATTTTTAAATGTCAAAATATCGCCTAAAGGCGCACGTGTCGAACTAAACCCGATGGAATGGATTCGGCGCGATTGAATATATGATGACGAATCTGTTGATGTAAAAATCTTTGTTTTTTTATTTAAAAGTGCGTTATAATTCTGGTTATCGATGCCAACCGATCCGGCTGTTCGTAAATACGCAGCACGATTTAATGCAAATAATGTATCACCAGATGCGGAACCAAATTGTTCCGGCATATTGATTGTGCGTGGTGGATGTGACATTTCGTGCTTGTCGGTCGTTCGTTGTCCTATAATTATAATATATATGATGATATAAAAACGTATATTATCATCATACTCGTGTACGTTTACGTGTACCGTAGACATATTAACGCCGACGTATCGCACGTAGTGCAGACTGTGCTGCATTATTTGCACCACCAAACCCGGCATCATTATAGTTGCGATTTACCGCCATTTGATTGCGAAACCGGGTATAATCAGAACCGTCATAAACATACTTTGTATTGCAAGTCGCTGAAGGAATTCCAGTATTATCTGCGGCAGCATGAACCCCTCCAGCTAATCCACGCCAACCAGCCGTAATACTGCTTTTTGCACTAGTAACTTGATTAGACCCACCAGATGTATAATCTTTACGGGATAAATAGTCACCGGCGTTATTGACAATACGAAACGGGGTTGCGGCCGGAGCCATACCATTTATATTCTTACTTGCTGCTAAACCATTCCATGCTTTACGAAGTGTAAATCGGGTTGTCTCATACTCTGAACTTCCTTTCATCGTTCCATTTGAAATCGGATGAGGAGAAAGACCCTTCACACCACCGCCTAAAGAAAAAATCATTTGAAAATCTTATATATAGAATTGTATATATTATTATATCGACATTACTGATTCTATGTCTGTTATATATTGGGCGTGTATGTACGGTTATGTCATAATTCGCGGGGCTACATTCATCGTCGCCAATTCTTGGAATAATAGCTTACAAGCATACGGGATCTGTACCAGTGCAAAATCTGCACGATTGTCGCAAGTCTTACAAAAGTGAATACTTCGCTCATCGTTATAGGCTGCAACCAACCCACATTTCCGACAAACGTGAACCTCGTATTTATCTGATGAATCATACATTCTCCCTCTTGTGAAACGTGAGGCCCCATGCCCGACCATCGCATCACGCTCCATCTCACCAAACCGTAAACCACCATCACGACTTCTTCCTTCCGCAGGTTGATGTGTGAAATTCACCATCGGGCCAATTGAACGACTATGCTGCTTGTCACTTACCATATGTTTCAACCTTTGGTAAAACACTGGGCCGATGAACACGTCTGATTTGATTTGTTCCCCAGTAAGTCCATTATAAAGGATTTCATTCCCGTTCATTTCAAAACCTACCTTCAATAATTCCTTACTAATATCCTTAATATCAAAGTCGCCAAACGATGTGCCGTCACCAAACAGCCCTAAATTCACGAGAACTTTACCCAATAGCGTTTCCTTCAACTGCCCGATCGTCATACGAGATGGAATCGCATGAGGATTAATAATAATATCCGGGCGAATCCCGTCCTTCGTAAATGGCATATCACATTCGGGAATAATATTTCCGATGGTACCTTTCTGCCCCATCCGACTAGATACTTTGTCACCGATTACTGGTTTTCGAAACGCACGAACCCGCACTTTACAGAAGCAGTATCCTTCACCATTACTGTCGATATAACTCTTGTCAACATAACACTCTTCGCTCGTATGATATGCACGGCTAACATCTTCATATTTGATTATTTTCGTCGGGTCATTTCGATTGTCCTTAATCGGCACGACCTTTCCCATAATAATATCACGGTTCTCAATAAATGTATTGGCCGGCATCACCCCCCGTTGGTTTAATTTGTCGTAATTTCCAAACTTCATACCCTTGGTTTTTGACGGATCTGGGTGGCATCGAACTTCCTCATCTCCATTGATTTTCTTGTCCTCATCCTTCTCCGTGTGGTAAATTGTCGCAGAAAACATCCCTCGATCTATCGCACCCTGATTCACGAGAACCGAATCCTCTTGATTATAACCAGTATACGACATAATAGCAACGATAAGAGGAGCGCCGGAAGGGATTTCAGCCAGTTCGATCATTTGCATAAGACGCGTGTCAACGAGGGGGCGGTGAGGATATGTTAGAACATATGCAGTTTTATCCATACGACGTGCGTAATTGGTAACATATATACCGATCGCTTGTTTTCCCATCGCACATTGATATGTATTCCTAGGTGCCTGATTATGCTCGGGAAATGGGATACATGATGCCAAAATACCGAATATCGTACTCGGATGAATCTCGCAATGTGAATACCGATAAATGTATGGGTTGGTATTGTCTTGTTCATTACGATACAAATGCTTGGGTCGCATTGCAATCATACTAAACGCCTGCTCGTCAGGGTCGATGTACTCAATAACAGCGTGTTTAAGAGATGCATCGCCACCCGCATCAGTGTCAGCGTCACTGGAAGAAGATACACACATATGTGTCAACATATCGTCCCAGCCTAGTTCGTGTGACGAAACACGTCGAATAATATCACGCGTAATATACAACTCATTTGTATCTGGATTCACCATCAACAATGGACGCATCATTCTTCCAGCATCATTACAAACACGGATCTCTCCATTCGCATAATCAAATACAATCGATGTATATATATTGATGATTCCACAATGCTTTTTAAATTTGAAATCACGATATAAGCGAAGAGGATCGGATGTGATTCCGACCCAGATTCCATTAACAAACACCTTCACTTCATTATATGTGTCGGACGGTTTCAACGTTTCGATGCGTTGAATATGTTCGTCAATGTGCGTATGAAGCGATTTCGGGTTGCTGTGAATCGTGACATGTGTCATATAACTAATATTTTTGACAACCCCGATGCTTCCTCCTTCTGGAGTTTCGGCCGGACAGAGAAAACCCCACGATGTATTGTGCAATTTTCTAGGAGGAATCAGTTTCCCGCTCTTGTCAATAGGTGTATTAATACGACGCAAATGACTTAAACTTGACGAATATGTAAGGCGATTCAATACTTGAGCCACACCAACTTTATTACTCGTCATACTTTTAATTCCGAAATCTCCAGTAGATAATGCACGCTTCAATCCGTTTTCAATCGTGGTGGATTTGATAATCTTATACATATTTGTATCATTGATGATACTGAGATAATCCTCAGTCGACCTCCACGATCCAGTATTGATTTCACGAACGACCTGCTTCGACATATCCTTTACCAGTTTGTTGAAATAATTTCGAAACAGATTGTTGAGTAGTGTGCCGGTAAGGTCGACGCGTTTGTTCAAATATGAATCACGATCATCCTGTTTGATGATTTCGAAGAATGCACGTAATAACTTATTTGCCATATATCCCAGAAAGAATATGCGTTGTTTATCGGTATTGCAGTGTGGAAATAGGTCATTATGAAGCACCTCCATTGCGAATTCTCGTTTTTTCATTGCACCAGTTTCCTTATCCATATTGATTGGCGTGAAAATCACTTGTGATGTGATGTATCGAATCGCATCTTCTTGTGTCATAATGTGGTTTGATTCGATAATTGATGCCTGTAACGCATCCAACAACTGACACGTCGCCGCTGAAGAAATGTTATGTACAATGTAGTCGCAAATATCTTTATCCGAAAGAACACCTAATGCACGAAACACGATAAATAGTGGGACGGGCTGCTTCATTCTGGGGATTTGAATCACCAGTGGATGTCCGAATCCATTCTGTTTCGATACAACCATCATATTGATTTGTTTGGGTGAAATGCATTTATGGTCTGGGATTGATTTTATCTCCGCAACCCATAGCCATTTATTGTTGTTTTTCGCAACATTATAGCAAAACACCTTATTTTCCGCTGCACGTTCTTGACCCAACACCGTCTTTTCACTTCCATTAATAATGAAATATCCGCCGGCATCGTGGGGGCATTCACCAGTAACGTTATGATCCAAATGTTCGTGCTGAGACAGGATGCAAATGCATGATTTTAACATGATTGGCAACTTTCCAATATGGACCTTCGGGATTTGCTTGTGGAATGTTTGAATATTGGCTAGATTTGGCCCTGTGCGAACAATAAATTTAACAATGAGATCGGTCGTCATCATCGATGCATATGTAAAATTGCGTAACCTCGCCTCTTGCGGGAACATAATTTTAGTTGCACCGGTATTTTCATGAATCTGTGGACGATACAAGTAGAAGTTATTGAAATTGACCTCCACCTCAAGGCGATATTTTTGACTGGATTTGTCGTAGTCCTGTTCTGATATAATCCGGACAGGATTGAACATGTCAATTGTTCGCCGCAATTGGTGGTTTACCATATCATTATATGATTCGATTTGATGACGCACGAGTTGATCCAAGTGCTTTCCGTGAAAATATGAACTGATAATATCCCAAGGTTCTTCGATGTAACTTCCAATTTTGTCTGTTATTTTTTTCGATAGGGTTTCGTCGTCCATTGGGTCTGTGCCGGGTGATGATGCACCCGCAACTGCAGCGGCAGAAGTCACGTAACGTGGGTTCATATTTTCATAAGTGGGTGGTGGGTCAATATTTTCATCTTCGGGAATCGAAACCGGTTGTTTTGATTGCTGTGCTGCGGGTTTTCTAACTAACTTTGGCATATAAATATCCCCGAAGATAATGTTTATATACTCCGAGTAAAACTATATTATATTTCAATTTATTTTTATATTGTAATTCGTAATACTTATTATGCACGTAATAATCGATATAAACCGAACCATTTATAATATATTAGCCTGTAAAATATAGAGTAGTATAGCGTATTTGTATTGTATATAACTATGAATAACACCATACCGCCGAAACTACCAAAAAAACGAAGATGGTATTATAAAAAATCGGTTGACATCAGTAACAATGACAGTAGTCATCATAATAAGCGTGCAAATACACGAGACAATAACCACAATGCATTTGCTACTGCTAATGCTACTGTTAATGCTACTGCTAATGCTACTGCTAATGCTGCTTCTTCAGAAGGCAGTACATTTAGTACAGGAAAACAGATTGCTATGGATAAAGAACGAGAGCGGCGTGAAAATGCCGAACAGGTTGCTCGGATGGAACAACAACTTCATACATTTTTCCAGAAAACAAATACACCATATACATTTATTGATGATACCGGAATATATAAATTTACTGTACCGGTACCCGCTAATCCGTTTTACCCCAATACGCCGTTCGGGCCAAAGTCTGCGTCAGATCAAGTGCCGCCATCAACACCACCTCCGCCAGTACAACCGGTAATTCAAGAGGTTACCATTATCGAAGAGATCAATCATATTAATGATTTAATTAAATTATGTGATAAATACCCGTTATCAGATACAGTCAAATATAATATTAATATGAAAGCAATTCATGCAATCCGTCCGCCACTTATCGATTTACGAAATATGATTGGAATGGAGACATTAAAGAGAAATATTGTAGATCAAATCTTATATTTTATTCAGGATCTTCATATTCGCCCAAATGATAAAGATACGGATGTGGCTTCTGAAACACCAGCACCAGCACCAGCACCAGCACCAGCACCAGCACCAGCACCAGCACCAGAAATATTATTTAATCCATTTGCACAAGCATTTAATCCTAACTTAAACATGTTTAATTTTGCAACAATGAGACAAAATGATAATAATCTCAAGAAAAACAACAGTAATGATGCTAATAATATGGATTTTTCATTACCAACCAGTGGTGATTTTATGCATACTGTGATATATGGTCCACCTGGTTCAGGTAAAACTGAAGTTGCGAAAATAATAGGTCGTATTTTTAGTAATTTGGGGGTTTTATCCAAAAAGACATTTAAGAAAGTGAGCCGTCATGATTTAGTAGCGGGTTATTTAGGGCAAACCGCAATAAAAACAAAAGATATTATTAAGAGTTCACTTGGGGGGGTGTTATTTATCGATGAAGCATATTCTCTAGGTAATTCTGAAAAGAAAGACAGTTTTGCGAAAGAATGTATAGACACATTATGCGAGGCACTTAGCGAGTATAAAAGCAATTGGATGGTTATTATTGCTGGTTATGAAAAGGAATTAAACGATTGTTTTTTCAATTTTAATGAAGGATTAAATTCAAGATTTACATGGAGATTTAAATTGGACGGATATAAGGCCGACGAAATGAGGGCAATTTTTGAGAAGAAAATATACGATTATAATTGGTCGATTTCAGAGAATAAACCACATCAATTTCGGGACGAATGGTTTGCAGAGAATATGGATTATTTCACGACGTTTGGGCGTGATATGGAGACATTATTCACAAAAACCAAAATTGCACACAGTCGCCGCGTCTTTTGTTTACCATTATCTGACAAAACCAAAATAACGATGAAAGATTTAGAAAATGGATTCAAATTATTCATAGATAATCCGGAAGTAAAGGATCGTAAAGACCGTGGTGGAATGGGTCCATATATGAAAACACTTTATTTATAGTGTGCGGGATTTTCTTTTGTAGTATCTTATATAATATATATAAGGTATTACATACATAATAATAATAATAATAATATAATAATGAGCGGTGTCAGTGGTGCCGACTCTGGCGGCGGAAGTTCAAAAAAAAGTATTACAATTGATAGTTTATCATTAAGTAACAATAGTAGTGGATATAAAACCAAAAAGACAAAATCTGCCAGGAAGATACGTCCTAGTTCAATAGTTCAACCAAGCACGTTAAAGAAAACATTACTCGAACGAATTAGACAACATCAACGGACACGAGAAAAAGGGCGTAATTCAGATAATACAAATACCGAAACGGAAAATAATAAGGATACTGGTAAGGGTAATGATCATGTAGATTCTGATAAAAATAAAACAATTGGTGGTGAAATATTTACGCCTAATTTTTCATCATCGATGGATTTTTTAAAGAAATTAGCTTTAAAACGACAACAACAACGCCAAACCCACACAAATCGAACACGTAAACGTGATAATAATAGTATATACGGTTTATCTTCGTCGGCTATCGAAAATGCCGCCACAGCGAAAACACCTGAAGCAAAAATGTTAAATCAAGTGGCCGAAACATTAACAAACGGTGAAATTATAACAAACACGGGTCTTATCGGTCTACCCGTGATTTATAAAGAAATGTCAGAGTTAACTCAAATGTCTGCACCTCATCCACCAATGTATGCAAATGTAACACCCCCAACCGTTAATATACAATATCCCGATTATATGTCACAATCAAGTCAATTTCTTAATAATGCTGCCTCTGTTACAAATGTATCTCCAATTACCCCAACCCCAAATATTGCACACTTGGCGGATATGTATAACACTACAATCGCTGCAGCCGCTGCAGCGACTACTGATGGAAGTGAAATAACCACAACAATAGAAACACCGTCAGACCCACCGGTTTATGTTCCTGAAGATCCGACATCATTTCTCCCATCTATTTTTATTAAAGAAGAACCGCCACATGGTTGTATGAAAAATGGAACAAAACCGACTTTTCGTGAATGGGCGAATAAAATGCTTAAGAAGCCGGTTGATACGATAAAAAGCATGTTTGGAGGAGATGGTGGTGACGACAATGCCGGTCAAAACAGTTCGTCATCTACTAACCAGAATGAATCTATTTCCTCCACTGCAGGCGAATTTGAAGGTGGTGGAAATCGTGCGGATAAACGCATTAATAAAGATAACGCACCACTTCCAGATAATGTAACCGGTATGCGTGTTAAAATCCGTAAAACCAGAAAAAAGAAATTTCGTGTTGGAAAACATGATAATATTGTCGGTGTATTACTTAAAAATAAAGAAGCACAACGACATATTCAAAAACAGCATTTAACTCTTAAACAAAAGACGATTGGTGAAATTCGGAAACATCTATATGATAAAAATCTGCTTAAAATAGGATCAAATGCACCACCAGATGTTGTTCGTCGTTTATACGAAGATTCTATTTTGACAGGTGATATTAAAAATACCAATAAAGGTATTCTTACTCATAATTTCTTTTCAAGTGAGTGAATCAATCAATAACAACATTCAGCAGTGTGTGCAGATATAGACTGTATTCTCAGGCATAGAATGTGAATGTCCGTCGGTCCCGCCACTATGTGAATTCGGAAACAAGATATCTTCAAGTGTCCGACCATGAATATGAAACTTACGTGCCTTTTTAAGTAAAAGGGGCATCTCTCTATGACCACTTCTTCGAACAATATCATCATATATTTGTTGGATTACATAATCTACCAAATATGTCTCCAATTCAATAAACATCGGATCGCGTCGACCAATATTACCGATTTCACACGTATCCGATGCGTCGTCATTACGGTAATGCTGATTACGACGACCGTTATTTATATTTCGTGTATTCGGATCATAATAATCATCGATTCGAATTGGAATACGATAGGAGTAATTCCAAAAAGTATCACATGAAATTCGAACATCCAGTGTAATCATCGAAATATTATTGGATTGCAATAATTCCATATTTTTTCGATTATCATGTCCACTCATAGTTGTATATATAATAGATAAAATATGATAAATAATATACACTAATAATATAGTATATCATTTTGGGTTTAAGTAGTATTATGTAACATTAGTTCAACCGTATATAGAAAACCCATATAAACATATAACCGTATTTTATATAATATATATTCATTTAACCGTATATCATGTCATCATCTACCATAACAACAAATGATGTTCTCCATAAATTTAACGAATTGCGTAAAAAATATTATTATACACAAGGATATATCACGTGTAAAGTTCCAGATGAAATATCGTCGAGATTTATTGCATCTAATCCTCAATTATTATGGACCCCACAATATAATCATTATGTGTCTGATAAAGTACGAATCTTAACAACCAATATTACGGTTCCATTAAAGGGTTATGATTTTACAGTATGCTTGGAACGTCCGTACGCAAAGGATCATCACCGTGAATTTGAAGATTATTTTGGTTTTGGCGGACATTGTGAAGGTTATACTGACCAGCGAATTATTATGCGGTTTCCGGATTCTTTCATTGAAAATATTAACATTGATTATTTTATCATGTCAGGCG